CCACCGTCCTGCAGGAAGTGTGCTAACACTCGTAACTCAAGGCCGCTGAGGTCGCTACCGAGTAAGACCCAGCCTCTAGGCACAGTGAATAAATCGCGGCACTGTTTACCGTAGGCTGCCCTGGTACTTGGTACCTGCCCCAGGTTTGGAGACCGATGACATGCGCGGCCAGATACAGTCCCACCGCTGACAATGGAATGCCGGATACGACCATCGCTGTCGCATACCTTTAGCCAACCCTGGTTACCCTCGGCCAACATGGCAATTCTCTTTTGTATCAAGAAAAACAATGCCAGCTTCTTGGCCTCTGGGTAGGGCAATGCGTTGAGTACATTCTCGTCAATCTTGGCATCACCGCTGGGAGTGAATTCCCTGGGCTTCCATCCGTACTTTTCTACCAGGCACCGATGGATATGCTTGCGAGAGTTGGGGTTAAACTCGACGACCTTTACCTTGTCGTATGGCTCACCCTTTTTGTAACCGAGGGTCTTGTTGTCACGCTTAGGAATAAAGGTAGTAATAACTTCCCAGGGTTCAAAGAGTACCGCTAGGTCCTTCTCCAGGTTGATGCGCTTCTTCGCCAGTTCGGCATAGAGTGCATTGGCAGCGTCGACATCAAAGGTCCAGCCGTTGTTACCTATCTCGTTACAGATATGTGCCAACTCATGTTCCAAGTCTATGCACTGCTGGCTGAAGGGGTCGCTGTCGACCAGGAGCTTCTTATATAGCTTGTAGGTGACAGTGACATCCTGCTGGCAGTAGTCGAGCATGTCCTGGTTACAGGTTTCCCATCCACCGTCATAGTCGCCCTTCATGGTGCCCATACGTAGGCCCCAGGCTTTTAACGAGTGGCTGCCCCACAGTCTCTTTTGAAAACCTTCGGGCAGTGACACTGAGGTTGCATCCTCGTTCATCAGGTCGGCATGGATTAACCTGGAGAGAACAATGGTGTCCGTCACTTTGCCTTTAGGCTTCCAACCAGGTACAACTTTCTGGATTGCAGGTACATCAAAGTTGATGACGTTGTGGCCTATGATCTCGTCAGCATTCTCTAGTAACTCAAGAGCCTCTCTGATCTGCTCGTCACCGTGGTAGATTTTATTAGCGTCAACACGACGGTCATTCTGCTTAGTGTCAAAGATAGCAATACAGTGAATCTTGGTAAGCTGATTGAGTAGACCGTCGGTCTCCAGGTCAAATATCAGGCTCATCAAAACACCTCCAGCTGGACCGGTCTCTCAGATAAAAGAGAACGAGTGCGGAAGAAATCTTTGTGGTTCGGGTAGTTAGCCGTATACATTCTGGAGTAATAAGGTGTGACGTTGTTGTTAAGTTTGAAGCCTAGTACCTCATTAGTTTCAATGTCGGTATGCCACCGGATGCGTTGAAAGATTGCTGCGGCAGAGTAATGTTTTCTACCGGTAGCCATCGCAGCTTTGGTGTATCTCTTGAACAGTTCATAGACGTGCGGATTGGCTTTGTGGAATTCAATAAATTGCTTTTCGTACTTACTCATAATTTGCTTCCTTTAGTTATCGATAATTGTAGAAATGCCGCAGGTGGCACCGATTGGCCTACCTGTGGTTTTGGTTTTATTGCGGGGGGTCTTACAGATTAATTTCTTGTTGGACGCTTGAGTCTTCCAGGGCGGCAATAACGTCTTCGAGCATGTGGTCAAACCGGCTAATACCGCTGCCGTCTAATGAATCAGCAATGCCTTTCCAATAGGCAACCCTTGATGCCGTGTTGACTCTTCCGACGTGTATCCATTTGCCTAGCATCTGGGCTGTTCGGCATACATTCATGGCCTCTCGGCTCGTCTTAAATGCGTCGCTTCCACCGACAAAAACAGCAGCAATCTTGTCCCAAGGGATTCTGTGGTTGCCGATTCCATCCTGGAGTACAAGTGCCCTGGGCAGCCCATTAGTTTTAGATTCAAAGACATCAAAGAGGTCGAGTGTCCTAACGGCATCCCCAACAATGTCTGGCAGACACACAAACTTCGGCACACTATCTTCAGCTTCATTAAGCAGCCTTTCCCAAGTCTTTTGGTCGAAGCGTTTGAAACACCCGTTGTCTAACCCGTATGGCAATCCAGACAAAGAGTACCTGGTCAAAGGCGTTCTTAGCTGCCATAGGTCCACCCCGTATCTCTCACGATATGCATGTATTTTCTTAGGCGAACAGTCGAGCATTATTTTCATAACATGACTCCTAAAATGGGGGTTCAGAATATGTGTGGTCAACCAGGCGACTGGTCTCTCGGATGTACTTCAGCCTTCCAGCATGTCCGACCTGGCCTGTAAACCTGTTCTTCAGAACAACCAGGTCACGGGTATCATCGCTGGGGTCATCGGGGTTTACTTGGAGACCAATGCACTGGTCTGAGAGTTGAGCCAATGAGTGAGAGCCTCTAAGCTGGGACAATGCAACCCTGCCCCCTGCCTCATGGCCAACACCTTGTGGCCTGGTCAAATGCGACACCAGGAACAAAGTAATTCCAAGCTCCTGCACCAGCTGCCGGAGGACCGTCATGCAGTGGTCGATCAGACGACGTTCATCGGCAACACCCGCAGTCAAACCAGAGACAACAATAGATATGTGGTCCAGGATGACGTGGGTGCAGCCCATGGCCTTGACCATGTACTGGATGCGGTTACAGATGATTTCTAGGCTGGTACTGCCAAAGTGACTGAACAGTTGAATGTCTTGCTCACAGAACAACTCTGCATGGGCATCCAACACTTCTTCTTTGGTAGCGCAGGCATAGTCTTGGACGATGTTCTTGTTCAGATGAAGACCGAGTAAACCTCGGATGGTCCTTTTGTTTTCTTCCTCAAGCATTAACATACCGACCTTGTGACCATGGCAGTGCAGGTGGTAGGCAATCTCAGATACCAGGGTAGACTTACCGACACCACTTCCGGCACAAATGGTTACCAGGGTCGACGGTCGTATACCTTTGGTGATGTCATTGAGCTTTGGGTACGGGTAGCTGACCAGGGATTCTTCTTCGGTTTCTGCGATGACATCACGCAATTCTGAGCTACTTACAATGCCGTCAGGTCGCCAGTCTTTGGCTCTCCAGATAGCATCGATAATGTCGTTCTCAGCACCCTTCTGGAGGGCCTCATTTGCATCCTTATGGCCTAGCTTGGCAATCTTGACCTTACCTACTGGCAGGGCCTCAGCGCACTCTAAAGCGGCTTTCTGGCCAGCTTCATCCTGGTCAAACATGAGGATGATTTCGTCGAATCCACCTAACCAATCCCAGGCATTCATCAGTGCCTTTTTGCCTGACTGTGCGCCATTGGGTAGAGACACTACTGGGTACTTGTTGCGCTGTACCTGGCTAACACTTAGGCAGTCTATTTCACCTTCGCATACAACCAGCTTGCGACCAGTAATCCACAGGTGCTGACCGAATAAGCCCATCTCTTTTGCGGCACCCAGGATAGTGAAGTTTTTGTTTGCGTCTCGTATCTTCTGGGCAACTATCTGGCCATGGTCATTTCTGTAGTTGGCAATCTGTACGGGTTCTCCGCGATGCTCGCCAATCTCATATCCAAATTTACGACAGGTTGCTTCTGAGATTCCTCGCTTCTTTAGATTACTGAAGTAACCTTGCAGCAGCTTCTTCTCGATCCGCTCTTCGGGCTGCTGGATAACCTCGGCACTCTCGTCGCCCTGGGTCAGAGTCTGGCACCCGAAACAGTAAGTGTGGTCATCGTCGTACAGGGCGGCATTGTCTTTTGATCCGCAATGCTCACAGCTGACATGGCGTATGAATGCAGAATTATTGTGCGGTTCTTTAGCTATCATTTGATAGTCTCCCCGCCAATACTTCCCATGCTTTTGCTGCTGTTTGTGGTACTACCCCGTTTCCCAGGAGACGAGTGCGGTCCACCCGGTTGGCACACCCATCAACCACTCGACCCACTCTGGGTTCAGGTGGCCAGGCACTATGTCCGTTCCAACTCCCCCTATCACTGCATTCGGTAGCGCATCGAATCGTCTGCTCTTGCCGTCCGATCTGGTCAAGCT